TGACCAATGTGACGAAACGGCATAGTAAAATTAAAGTGTGGAAATGCGTTGATAGCCAAATATCGGCTATATCAGCACCCCACGATGCGGAACAGGGCAGAAACAGTTAACGACACTGCCCGGATGGCCGCATAGCCGATAACGCTACGAGCGTTCAAATATACACGATCCAGCAAATACCCGGCGTGTCCGGGCGGTAATTGCCGGATGGAAAGGGGGATGGACGGCATGAAGCGATGTTGTAAGCCTTTTAAAAACATGAATGAAAATATGATGTGATCTGCCTGCGGCGGCGCCATGAGTGTGCCATGCCTTGCGGCCACAAACGAGTGTGAGCCGCATAAAACCATTCGATGCCATGAGAGCAACGGAGGGCACAAAAATGAAGTAGTTATTTTAAGCGCTTAAAAGAATATACTACAAGGCCGCTGGACAAAAGTGCGGCGGCCTATCTATCGGCATAAGGATTTATGCAGGTTCAACTCCTGCAATGCTGAAACCTTCCTTTCAATCCCTCCCTATCCCGCTGGCTACGGCTGGCGGGAACGAATGCTAAATATCAACGCACAGTATGGCTGTGCCAACAACCAAGCCAAAAACATAATGCCAGCAAATGCCTTTCTCGAATAATCTTGACAGGGGCAAAACAATCCCTGACGGCTACGGTTTCGAGATTGAGAATAGCTGAGAGGAAATTATAATAATTAATCGCGGGGATTTGCATTGTGTTCCCCGGCTTGATTGTTGATATGATTTAATCAGCGCGGAGCTGTTTAGATACCAGGGGATTATGTAGTTGTCGGTTCCACGAAGCCCACAAATCGGTTGAACCGTCCGCGAAGGCGTATACTACCGCACGGCGTACAGGAAACAGAGTGCTATAGGTTCCCTTGCAATAGGGTTTTCGACACGCTATCGGAAAGACAAATATTGCATGGCAGCCGGGAAATAGCGGCAAGCTAGAATGGTAAAACTTTCATTCAACCCTGTTATACAGGCTGAATGTATCGGGGAAGTTTCATCTTGATAGCCGGTAACGGGTGCGGATGTTTATAACCGATTGATCTTACCCATGGGAGCCGCGCCTAGCTAACGCGGTTAATATTCAATAAGCCGCTACACCGGCAGCGGGATATAAAAGGGCGGTAATGAAGATGCCGCAATCCCGCCCACGTAATTCCTGCCTGAGTTGGCAGTGAGGTGGGCGGGGTGAGTGGCGAAATCAAATGAGGCCGCCGTCCTTTTCAGGCAATCACCGACCGCCCACACAATCAACAGCCTTGCGCTGATAGGGGGATAAGTTTATGAGTAATCAACTTACATATGAGCAGCTTTTGGATATGGAAGGCCAAATCGTTAGGGTTGTCGATAGGGAATGTGACTATCACAGCCAGATATGCGAAGTCTCATTATCGAATGATGATGCGGGAGATTTGTGGCTTACACTTTCGAATGGCGGATATGAATTTGCATATGATCCCGCTGGAAAATGTGTAGATGGAGAATTTGAAGCCTATTTGGTTGAATAACCCGGCCTCCGCAGGCCGAACAAATTGAATAATTACGTCTCGCATTCGCGGGGCGTTTTTATATCCCAAAATTCGGGGATAGAGTAGCGCACTCGAAAAACGGAAAGCCTTATCCGTCCTCCCCGGATTAAATTTTAAGGCGTTACGGAAAGGCGGTAATATGAGTGAAACATATTGCTAGTTGCAGTTTTGGCGAAGATAGCATGGCTACAGTGATCACAGCAAGAAGACAAAATGAGCCACTTGACGAAGTTGTTTACTGTGAGGTTATGTTTGATAAGGGTATCAGCGGGGAAATCCCGGAGCATCGAGAGTTTATATATAGCACAGCAATTCCAAGACTGAAATCATGGGGAATAAAAACTACCGTCCTACAATCAACATGGACATATATCGACCATTTTAATTTTGTAATCACGAGAGGCGAGAGAAAAGGAAAGCTACGCTCATTTGCGCTCTGTGGAATCTGCTCTGTGAAGCGAGATTGTAAATTACCTCCTATCGCGCAATACCAAAAATCCTTGTCAGATGATGTTGTCCAGTATATCGGAATTTGCAATGACGAAGAAGATCGGCTGTTAAGCATGGATGGGATATCACTGCTCGAAAAGTATGGGATATCCAAGTCGATGACCGGCGATATATGCAAGTCGGAGGGAATGAGATCGCCCATTTATGAGTTCACAAACCGTGGGGGTTGCTGGTTTTGCCCGAACGCCAAGGAAAAGGAGCTGCGTCACCTATACGATCATCACCCTGATTTATGGGTGAAAATGCTTGAATTACAGGCATTGCCAAACAAGGCAACGGATAAATTCAATCGCACTATGAGATTTGACGAAATAGACGCAAATTTCCGGTTTGATGATATGCAAATGAATTTATGCGAACAAGGCGCATAGCATATCTTATAACGCCCCTTGCGGGCTATCAAACAAGCACCTAAAAGGGTGCTTTTATTATATCAAAATTGAGGTGAGGTGATGGCGCTAACTGAAAAGCAGAAGCGATTTATTGATTACTATGTCGAGACTGGCAACCAAACCGAAGCGGCGCGTCTTGCTGGCTATAAGCAACCTCATGTCCAAGGCGCTCAAAACTTAGAAAAACTTAGAGATTACATAGAGGAACGTAATGAAGTCTTAGAGAGCCAAAGAATCGCCAATATGACAGAGGTGAAAGAGTTTTGGAGTGCTATACTTCGCAGTGAGGATGAAAATGTCCGCGACAGGCTGAAAGCCTCTGAATATATTGCCAAGACCAACGCGGCGTTTGTTGATAAGGTTGAGCATGGTGGCGATATCGAATTTAATATAAAAATAGATTACGGTGATGGTGATGAGGAAGACGATACAATTTAATACCGTATTCAAGCCCTTGCATCATTCGCGGCATAGATACGTTGTCATGAAAGGCTCTGCCGGTAGCGGAAAATCTGTTGACGCGGCACAGTCGTATATACTTCGCTTGATGAAAGATAAGGGACGGAATCTATTGTGTGTGCGCAAGTCGGAAGTGACCAACCGAGATAGCGCATTCGCCGAGCTTATCGGGGCGATCAACCGCATGGGATTTGGAAATCACTTTACCGCTACGGTTAATCCTCTAAGCATAACGTGCAAAAACGGAAATAAGGTTATATTCCGAGGTGTCAATGATGAGAAACAGAGAGAAAAGCTGAAATCTATCACTTTTGACAAGGGCAAGCTGACTGATGTCTGGATAGAAGAAGCGACAGAGCTTACCCAAAGCGATTTTGAGATTATAGATGACCGTTTGCGCGGTGAATTACCATCGGGACAGTTTTACCAGATAAAAATGACCTTTAATCCGGTTAATGTGTCCCATTGGATTAAAAAAGCCTTTTTTGACACATCCGATCCGAACGTACTGACCCACCATAGCACCTACTTAGATAACCGATTCGTGGATGAAGCCTATAAACAGCGTATGGTGCGCCGTAAAGAGATTGACCCGGAAGGTTATCGTATATATGGCCTTGGTGAGTGGGGTGAGCTGGGTGGCCTTATCCTGACCAACTGGAAAGTTGGGGGCGAAAACGATAAGCCTATTTCACAGGATTTGCAGCACTATGACAGCGTGACGGTAGGGCAGGACTTTGGTTTCAACCACGCAAACGCTATTCTGCTTTTGGGCTTTAAGGACGGTAATATTTATATCTTGCGGGAAGTATATGTCCACGAAAAGGACACTAGCGAAATCATCCCACTCGCAAAGGATATACCAAAAAACAAGATGATGTATTGCGACAGCGCCGAACCTGACCGGATTAAGATGTGGCGTACGGCGGGCTATTGGGCTTATCCGGTTGAAAAGGAGCAAGGAAGCGTCAAAGCGCAAATTGACTGGCTCAAGCAACGTAAAATATTTGTTCACCCCTCCTGCACAAATACCATACGGGAACTTAATCAATGGAAATGGAAGAAAGACGAGAGGCAAAACATTTACTTAGATCAGCCGGTGGAGATTTTTGATGACGCTATGGCGGCGCTCCGATATGGAATCGAAGGGCAACGCAAGCCTCGTACATGGTTAAGCGCATAGCCGCGAATGGGTTTTTGTTGGGCGGTGAAATCGTGTATTTATATGCAGCGCTAAAAGCCTTGAAATCTATGAATAAATCTATCGAAATTTGACTGTTTATTGAATATAAATTCAAAAAGTCTCCGAAAATGCGGCAAAACACTTTGTAATACTGAAATAATATGCAGTAAAGACTTATTTAGCGAAATAGAGAACAGTTTTACTTGGCAATCAGCCGCAAGGCTTGTTGCGGCATGAGCGATTGTACAGTCGCGCCCCGGTTTAACCCGCCGGGGCTTTATCATGTCAATATATGGGTAGGAGGTACATTATGTCATTAACAAAACAGGATTTGCAGTTAAACGAGTATTCGACCAACGGTAGCGCATTGGTGGCAAACATTATTTACGAAGCGATAAAATGCAAGGCATATCCGACATTGCCGCGCAAAATAGATGCCATCTGCGAAAAGGCGACAGAGATTTACAAACGGGAATTTGAAAAGATCGGCGGCGATTTTTATTATCGGGCGTTCGCCACATATGATGAATTGCTCAATTGGCTAAAGGAGCATATTTTACCTATCCCCGAAATACAGGAGTTGAATTTATCTAAAAATGAATTTGACGCTGGAATAACGGTGGATAATCCTGATAGGCCAGCATTTGCCTTTACGTCAAGATACTCACCGGCCATACCAGAAGATGATGATTTTATGGACTTGGACGCATTCATACGAAATTTGGCGCATGATTTAATGCGTGAGAACATCGAAATAAATTATAGCACATTTTAAATGATTAGCCCACAGGCTTTTCATATAGCATAGACGGTTGTGCATGGCCGTGAGGACAGGAGGTCACTATGACAACGGATGAAAAGATTGATTATCTATATCGCTTTATTAAGGCGCTTGAAGCTACAATTCCTAAATATGATGAAAATGGATTAAGAATAGAGAAGTGCTATCTGTGTGGGTCAGAGTTTAAAACTCATCCTGAAATGTGCGTCTCTCAAAGGCTTCAATTCTATGGGCGTGACGATATTTGCCATGAGTGCATGACAAAGGAATTGGAAAAACGAGGAATATTATAACCCACCCCGCCCACCAGCGGGATTTTTAATGCGGGAAGGGAGCGCAATGAAGATTAATACATGGATAGGCTCATACAAGGTTAGGGCTTTCCCGTGGATTGATGGGGCCTTGCCTTGGATTGGCGATAAACTAATATATTTTAACGTGCAATATTACAAGCCGGGTCAATCACTCGCAAAGCCGCCCGCTTGGGACAAAACTGTTTACATTACGGATAACGATGCTGGGCAACGCATTCTAAGAGATTTCAAAGAATCGTTGTCTGATTATATTGCTATGATGAAAATTGTGGATAATACCAAAGTTGTCTTGACATTTTAACCCGCTCACCCCACAGAAAGGAGCGATACCTTGACCGAAACGGAACTGATCGGCACTAAAATTGAATTTATGGGCAGAGGACGCACCAATAAGGATATTACCAAGTCCTTGCTTGAAGAGTGGCGCAATGGTGATAAAAAGCAGAATATTGCGGACATGCTGGACGCCGAAGAATATTTCATGTGCAGAAACATCACCATATCCAAAAAGCGCCGCGACTTGCCCGATTATGGCGAAAACTCCACGCTATCAAATGCGAAAATCCCGTCCGCGTTCTTGCGCACGAATGTCACGCAAAAGAGCGATTATGCGCTTGGCAAGCCATTCCTTATCAGCGTGGAGAGTCCAGTGCCCGAGACGCTTGACGAGGACGGAAATCCGATAGAAGACCCACAAGCCGCAATCTATCTTGATGAATGGTCGAAGTATCTCTCCCCCGCCCGAAGAAAGACCATAAAGCGCATTGGCAAGCACGGCGCAATCAATAAGGGTATCGGCTGGGCCTATATCACCATTGACCAGACCGGAGACCTGCTGATGCAGCATGTGGATTCGGAGCAGCTATATCCGGCCTGGGCAGACAAGGAACATACCATTCTTGACGCGATTGTACGGGATTACAAGGTTATCCAATATATCAACAACAACCGCGAAGAAATCAATAAGGTTGAATTTTGGAATAAGGATGCCGTTGAACGATACATTGATGACGGCCACGCCGCGCTGAAGCCCGACCCTGACAATCCGCAGCCTACGGCACACATGGAATTGCCTGGTATCGGTATTGTGTGGGACAGAGTGCCGGTTATTGCCTTTAAGGGCAACGAAGATGAATTGCCCATGTTGAACATTATCCGGCAGCAGATCGACAATTATGATAAGCTGCAAAGCAAATCAACGGACGCACTGCTGGATGATATTGACCCGGTGCTTGCGCTTGAAGGGTATTCGGCAGAACTTGGCGATTTGATAAAGCAGCGCCATATCATGCAGAACTCCCGCATTGTGGCTATTGGCACAGGTGGTAAGGCGTATTATGTGCAGGCCAATCCCGATATTACGGCGGTGCAGGCTAAGCTTGAGGGCTTGAGGAAGGATATTAGGGAATTCGGGCAAGCCGTGGACACGCAAGATGTAAAGTTTGGCTCCAATCCCTCGGGAATTGCCCTAAAATCCATGTACCAAGATTTGGACACCTACACAAACGGCCTTGAAACCGAATTTGAAGTGTTTATGCAGCAGTTGAAGTATTTCTTCGACATATACCTTGAATTCAAGGGAATAGGAACCGCCGAACAGTGGTCGCAGTATGCCATAACGGTTACACTGAACAGAGATATGATGGTGAATACGGCGGCGGATATGCAGGAAACAGTCTTACTTGGCTCTACCGGCGTAAGTCAGGAAACGCAGGACGATTGGAACCCAGCAGTGGAATCCCATACCATTGAACAGCAGCGGCGCGAACGTGAAGCAAAGGCAGCCCTGTCCGACATGAACACAGAGCGCGAACTTGCAAGGCTGAGAGAAGAAAACGAGCGGTTGGCGCGGGAGCGGGAAGAAACGGTAAATAGCCAATAGGCTTTTACAGCATGAAACGGTTGTACAGCCGACGGAGAGGTTTAACCCGCCTCTCCTTTTTCATGCTTAATATTATGGGTAGGAGGTTAATCATGGGAAAAAGTGCTATTGATGCAAAGAGAGGCGACATTTTCAAGTTAGAGCCGGAGCGCCTAACACTGGTGACAGACAAGAATCATCCATTGTACGACCCGCGCGTTGAGAACGAGCCGAGCGAAAGCATGATTGCCAACATTGCCATGCATGGCGTGTTGGAGCCTATTATTGTCCGCAAGAATGGAGACGCGATAGAGGTTGTGGCCGGACGCGGACGCACAAAGGCCGCATTGGAGGTAAACCGGCGCTTTGCATCAGAGGGCAAGCCGCCACTACTGATACCGGCGATTGTTCGCGGCGGTTCTGATGTTGACTTATTCGGCGTCCTAATATCGGAAAACGAAATCCGACGCGAGGATAGCGTTATCAACAAAGGTGAAAAAGCCCGCAAGTTACTTAATATGGGGTATACGGCCCAACAGATTGCCGTAACCTTTGGCGTTACTCGGCAGGCCGTAGAGCAATGGTTAGCAGTGGATGAATTACCGGCCCCGATAAAAGAGGCCGTAGGAAATGGTGAGGTATCCGCAACAGCCGCCTTGCAAATGTCCGGTCATTCGAGGGAAGAACAAGTCCGACGCTATGAGGACATAAAGCAGCGCGGCGAAAGGCCCACGGTTCATACTATGAAAAGCGCCGCCGATTCACCGGATAATAAGGCTGCGCCGAAAATGCGGACACGGCGGGAGATTGAGCGGCGAATAAAGGAATTGTGCGGAAATGACCCATATGCAATAATGCAGCGGAAAGCATTGCAATGGGTTTTGGGAATGGATGATTAGCGGGGGCGATTACGCTCCCGCCCCTCCCGATTGTAGCCCGCTAAAGGTGGTGATATTCCATTTCTATACTCAACAAATCGAAAGAATCCCAAGAACGGTATTGGTCGGAGCGTGCGGAGCGCGTCATCCTTGCCGCCGAAAAAACCGCCGAAGAAATGACGGCCGACCTCGCCAAGCTGTACAGAGAAGCACAAAAGGCTATACAAAAGGAAATTGAATCTTTTTATGGCAAATATGCCCGTGACGTCGGCGTATCCCTCGAAGACGCCCGGAAAGCCCTGAATAAATCCGAGCTGAAATCCTATCTTGAACAGACGCGCGAGTATTACGAAGCTATTGAATCCACAGGTTACGCTTTCGACCCCGCCTATCGCCAAAAGCTACACCGGCAACTATCCCTAAAATCAGCCGTGAGCCGTCTGGAGGCCCTGCAATCAGATTGCCAATTTCAGATTGAGAAGTTGTATGCGCAGGAGCAGGATGCGTTTAGGGAGGGTTTGAGCGGCTCATATGAGGATGCTTATTATCGGACAATATTCAACATCCAACAGGGTATTGGTTTCGGCTCTCCGTTTTCGACACTGAATGTTGAAGCTATAGAAAAAGCCGTCTCGCAAAAGTGGTTGGGCGAAAATTATTCTGACCGCATTTGGACGGATAAAGACCGGCTGACAATCGCAATGGGGCAGATTATTCCAAGAGGAATTGCATTAGGGCAGAATCCGCGCATTATCGGCAAGGACATTGCTGACCAGTTGGATGTGCGGCGGTCTTATGGGGAGCGGTTGGCAAGAACGGAGTTTTCGCGAATAGCAAATGAAGCGTCATTTGATGCCTACAAGGAAGTGGGAGTAGAATCATACCAATATCTTGCTACCTTAGACCATAGAACTTCTGAAATATGCCAAGACCTTGACAATAAGGTGTTTGCGCTTTCTGAAAAAATGGTAGGAGTCAACTTCCCCCCGGCACACCCGAACTGCCGAAGCACCACAATTCCGTTCTTTCCAGAGGATGAGATTGATAGATTGTTCGCAAAAGCAGAACGTATTGCCCGCAACCCCGAGACTGGACAAAACTATTATGTGCCGGCAAATCTATCATAAAAAGATTGGCGGGCGGGACTTGAAAAAGACGGAAACAAGGCGACCTATGAACCGTAAAAACATTGTAATCAAGCCATTTTTGTGATATAATTTAATAGTGGGATATCCCGACGGGCGAAAAGGAAGTTTCCCGCTTTACTTCCCACAACATTATTAAATGGGAACGCAAGGGAGTGACCTTGAATGGAAAAAGACAAAGTTGTAGTATATCGTGGCGCTGAAATTATGCCGGGCTGTCATTGTAGG